AATGTGTTTTGTGAATCAAGAATTGAATTAAACCACCTGCATTTTAGATTTGGTAAAATACAATTGAATGAAGTTGTAATGAAACACAATGAGCCATCAATGTATAAAGTAACATTCTTTGGCAACACAGTATCTTTTAAAGATAAAATTAATGATGATCAACTTTCTGATTTAGTTTGGTTAAATAACTTTAATCACAATGCAGATGCAACTTATGTAAAAGATGCTTTAGAGAATGGGAAAGATTTTACTGTTGATAGTGTAAGTTATACTAATGCAATTATATATCCATTAATAGCACATTCACAGAGTTATATTTATGACAGTTCTAATGTTGTAAAATTAACTGGTACTGCAACATCTTCTGCAAATGACAAACTTGTTGACACAACTAAAAACTTTACAAATATAGTTCTTGTTGGTGATGTAGTAAAAAACACTACTGATAATACAACAGCAATAGTAAATTCTATTGATGATAATAATGAACTAACATTAAGTTCTGATATAATGTCAAATGGTGAAAACTATACAATATTTGAAGCTAATGGATTAAATATTTATGCTGCTGGCGAAAACTTAACTCAAAGAGGTGTTGTACCTGAAGATTTAAAACCAGCTATACCAGTAAAGAATATTATTAAAGCAATAGAAGAGCAATATAATATAACTTTTAAAACAAGTGAATTTTTAGATTCTGCTGCTATGACTAATTTATACTTTTGGTTACATAGAGCCAAAGGCAGAATTACAGGAGATTTATTAACTGAATTAACAAACACAACTTTTAATTGTACATCACCAACTTCAAACTGTAATCATTTTAATGGTGTTCTTTATCCATCTGTTCAATTTAGTAATGGTGATTATATATTTACACAAGCATTTACAAACACTTATGAAGAAGGATTTAAATTTACTGCTACTATTACACCAGCATCAAGTACAATACCTTATTCAATAGAAATTGTAGATAGTTTAACAGATACCATAGTTGCAACTGCTAATAATTTATTAGGCACACAAAGCCATTCAATTGGATATGGTAAATTACAAACTAATACATTAGCACTAAATGAATCAAAAAGATTATTTGCAAGAGTAAGAAGTGTTGATCCTTTAACATTTTCAGCTACCGTTTCAATAGAACATTCTTATTTTGATACTACTTTAGGCCGTTATGATTTTGGTTTAACTGCTAATTACAACAGTCAATCATCAAGTATTGTTACAAGTGCTACAATAATAATTACAGAACAAATACCAGAAATAAAAATTAAAGATTTCTTAAATGGTTTATTTAGAGCATTTAACTTAACTGCTTATGTAGATTTTAATAACCAAATAGTTGTAAGAACTTTAGATAGTTATTATTCTGGTGGTGATACTTTTGATATTACACCATTTGTTAAAACTGATGAACATACAGTTAGTGAAGCACTACCATTTTCAAATGTAGATTTAGAATACTCAGAACCTAAAAGCATACTTGCTCAAACTTTTAGAAGTATGAATAATAGAAGATATGGAGAATTAAACTATATAGGAGATGCAACAAAAAAGAGTGAGTATAAAATTACTTTACCTTTTGAGCATATGTTATTTGAAAGGTTACAAGATAAAACAAGCGGTGCATTAACTACTGCTCAGGTTGGCAGTTTCTTAGATGATAATTTAGAGCCAAGTATAGGACAACCACTTTTATTTTATGCTATATATCAACAGAATCAAGATGATATTAATTTCTTAGAAAGTACAAGGCCTGAAACCTACGCTGCATTATGTCCAACAGGTACAAACTCAACCTTAAATGATTACTGGATACCAAGTGCTTGCAATGAATTAGGTACATCCTCAACACCACCTACATACAACTTGAATTTTGGTAGTGAAATAAATACCTATACACTAACAGATTATGGTGGTAATAATAACAGTTTATTTCAAACTTATTATACTAATTACATCACAAGAGTATTTAATAAGAAAACAAGAATATTCAAGTTCTCTGCTGTATTGCCTTTAAAGGTATTACTCACTCTAACATTAGACGATTTAATTGTAGTTGGTACAAGAGCTTATACAATAAATAAAATGTCTACTAAATTACAAAGTGGAGAAACAAATTTTGAACTACTAAACGAACCAACGTGAAAACAATATTAGAAGCATTAGAATTTTGTAAAGAAAATAATTTATATAGTGAACATATAAATATAGCATTAGGTATTAATAAAGTACCATTAACACTTAAAGAAGGGTTTAACCAATTAAGAATGAAGAAATGAAAGAAGTTACATACCAAGTTAATGTAAATACTAAAAACGCTGTAAAAGGAGTTGATAATTTAAATGAAAGTTTAGAAACAACTAATAAAGAAGTAGGTGGTTTAAAAACATCTGGTAAAGCATTAGAATCACTTAAAAAAGGTGCTAAAGGTGTTGCTGGAGGTTTTAAAATGATGGGAACTGCTTTAAAAGCTGCTGGTGTTGGTTTAGCTCTTGCTGCATTTGCTACATTAAAAGAATTATTTGAATCAAATCAAAAAGTAGTAGATGCTTTTAATATTGCATTTGAATCTTTAGCAATAGCATTTAACGATTTCTTTAATTATTTAAATGATAATGTAGGTACTATTATTGGATATTTCAAATCAATATTTGATGATCCTCTTGGAAGTTTAAAAGCGTTTGGAGTTGCAATTAAAGAAAATATAATTGAAAGATTTAATAGTGCTTTAGAAGTATTAGGTTATTTAGGAACTGCAATTAAAAAAGTGTTTGAAGGTGATTTTGATGGAGCAATGGAAGCTGCAAAAAACGCTGGAAAAGAATATGTTGATGTATTAACTGGAGTTGATAATTCTGTTGAAAAAATTACTGAAGTTGTAAGTGAAGGTGTAACTGCTTTAACTGATTACACTAAATCAACAGTAGAAGCAGCAACTGCAAATGTAGAACTTAAAAAACAAGCTGAATTAGCAGCAGTAGCAAATCAAGGTTTAATTGAAAAATATGATTTACAAGCTGAACAATTAAGGCAAATTAGAGATGAAGAGAGAAACAGTATAGAAGATAGAAAGAAAGCAAATGATGAATTAGGTATTGTACTTGAACAACAAGAAAAAGCAATGCTTGAAAATGCTCAAATTTCACTAAGATCAGCACAAGCAGAACTTAAAAAAGATAAAGATAATATAGAATCTAAAAAAGCTTTGATGGAAGCTGAGAACGAGCTTGCAGCAGTTAGAGCGCAAGTTGCAGGTTTTAGAAGTGAGCAGTTAGCAAATGATTTAGCATTAAGTAGAGAAGAGCTGGAGATGACTAACACAAAATTAGAATCAGAAGCTAATTTATCTATTGAAAGAAAAAGATTTAATGCAGAGCAAATAGAAGATGAAAAAGAAAGATTATTAGAGTTACAAAGAATTGATGCAGAAGAAGCAGAACTACAAACAACAAGATTACAAGCGGTAATTGATAATGCTAATGCTGGTACACAAGCAAAAATAGATGCTGAAATTGCCTTAAATGAATTTTTAGAGCAAGCAAGACAACAAGAATTAACAAGAGAAAAAGAAATAGGGCAAGCTAAATTAGCAGCAACTCAAAAAAACAATGATGATATATTAGCAAGTGATGAAGCAGTTACAGCAGCAAGAATAAGTTTAGAACAAGCATTGGTAAATGCAACATCTTCTGCTTTAAGTAGTATAGCACAATTAGCTGGTGAAGGTACTAAAATAGCTAAAGTAGCAGCAATAGCTGATATTATAATTGGTACTGGTGTTGGTTTTATACAAGGTTTAGATATTGCACAAAAATCAGCAAAAGCAACTGGTCCAGGTGCAGCAGCAGCATTTCCGATATTTTACGCAACACAAGTTGCAGCAGTGTTAAGTGCAGCAGCACAAGCCAAAAATATTTTATCAAAAGCTAAAGGACCTTCTGCGCCAACAATATCTGCGCCAAGTGGCGGTGGAGCTGGACCTTCACCAACTCAAGCGCCAAGTTTTAATGTAGTAGGGCAATCAGGATTTAATCAAATTGCTGGTGCATTAGGGCAACAACCAGTAGCACAAGCATTTGTAGTAGCTGGAGATGTTACAACAGCACAACAACTACAGAACAATACAATACAACAAGCAACATTATAAAATAAAAAAAATGGATATAATAGAATTAATATTAGATGAAGAAAATGAAGAGATGGTTGGTATAGATGCGGTAAGTATCGTAGAAAATCCAGCTATTGAATCAGATTTTATCACGTTAGCAAGTGATGAAATAAAACTTGCAAAAATAGATGAAGAGAAAAAACTGCTTCTTGGTGCAGCACTTATACCAAACAAGCCAATATTTAGAAAGCGTAATGAAACTATGTTTTATGTTTACTTTTCAAAAGATACAGTGAGAAGAGCAAGCGAATTATTCTTTCAAAACAGTAATCAAAACAACGCAACCTTAGAACACCAAATGAGTGTTAATGGTTTAACTGTTGTTGAAAGCTGGATAGTAGAAGATACTAAAATGGATAAATCAGCAAAGTATGGTTTAGAAATGCCAGAAGGTACTTGGATGATTTCAATGAAAGTAGAAAATGAAGATGTTTGGAATGATTACGTTAAAACTGGTAAAGTAAAAGGTTTCTCAATTGAAGGATTTTTTTCTGACCGCGCACAAATTAAAAAACCAGATACAAAAGCAGAGATGCAAGCTATTGAAGAAGAAGAAGCTGAATATATGCTTAGTAATATTAAGGCACTAATTAAGAAAGATAAAAGAACTAAATCAGGTAAGAAGATAGAATTAGAAACATTTAAAGATTATCCACAAGCAGTTAGTAATAATGCTAAAAGAGGTATTGATCTTAATAAAAAAGTAAATAATAAATGTGCAACACAAGTTGGTAAAATACGTGCGCAACAATTAGCACAAAAAGAAAATATTAGTTTACAAACTTTAAAAAGGATGTATTCTTATTTATCAAGAGCGCAAGAATATTATGATGAAGGAGATAAAGAAGCGTGCGGAACAATTAGTTATTTATTGTGGGGTGGTAAAGCTGGCCTTAGATGGAGTGAAAGCAAGTTAAAAGAACTTGGTGAAATTAATTTAGCTTCTATGGTGGTTGATGAAACTTTTGCAATAATTAATGATAGGTTAGCTTATAGCACACAAGAAAAAGCTGAAGAAATGGCTAAAAATATAGGTTGTGAGGGTTTTCATATACACGAGTTTGAAGGTAAAGAATGGTATATGCCTTGTGAAGAACATACACAAATGAAAAAACCTTGCCAAGCTGGTTATGAGCAATACGGAATGAAAATTAAAAATGGTAAAAAAGTACCTAATTGTGTACCAATAAAAAACTAATATGAAAAGTAAAAAATTTAAAACACCAAGTAATACTTCACCTAAAAATACAAATCGTGGTTGCTTATGTCCAGATGGTAAAAAATACAGTATTAAATGCTGTGATGGTAGTTTACAAGCACAAGGAATAGGTAAAGTATAAAAATAAAGTTGTAAAAAAATATAACAGTTAACGTTTTCAAACGTTTATAGGTATATACTCAAATTATGAAAGCAAACGAAATACTAAACAAAATAAAAAATATTGTTGGTGAAAAAGTTAATCTTTCTGAAGAAAAAATAGAAATGGCTGAAGTTACATTAGAAAACGGAACTGTATTAGTTGCGGAATCTTTTGAAGCTGGTAAATCTGTATTTATTAAAACTGATGATGAGCAAATTGCTCTACCAATTGGTGAATATGAATTAGAAGAAGGCAAAATTTTAGTTGTAACTGAAGAAGGTTTAATTGACAGTATTAAAGAAGCTGCTGAAGAAGCGGTTGAAGAAGAAGAATTATCTGAAGAATCTGAAGAAGTTAAAGAAACTGAATTAGAGGAAGAAGAGAAAAAAGAAATGGAATACGTTACCAAAGAAGAATTTACATCTGCTGTTGATGAGATCAAAGCAATGATAGAAAAAATGGGTAACAAAGATAAAGAAGAAATGAAGGAAGAAGTAAAAGCGGAAGAAAAAGAAGAACTTTCTGCTGTTGCTCCTGAACCTGTAAAGCATAATCCTGAATCTATTGAAGCTGTTAATTCGGGCAGAAAAATAGCACCAAAAAAACAACATACAATAATGGATAGTGTGTTTTCAAAACTAAATAACAATAATAATAAATAAAATAAAATAAATGGCTAATACTTTAACTGGTAGTACTTATGCTGGAGAGTTTGCAGGAGATTATGTTGCAGCAGCTTTGCTTAGTGCGCCTACATTAGAAAAAGGTTTAATTACTATTTTACCTAACGTTCACTTTAAAAGAGTGATGAAAAAAATTAGTACAACTGGAAGTGTTCTTGTGAATGCAACTTGTGATTTTGACCACAATATGGATGTTGATGTAGCTGAAAGAGTTTTAACCTTGAAAGAACTACAATCAAATGTTCAACTTTGTAAAAAAGATTATCATCAAGATTGGATTGGCGCACAAGCTGGTTATTCAGCTTATGAAGATTTACCAAAAGATTTTAAAGATTTTATGATTGGTCACGTTGCTGGAATGGTAGCTGCTAAAATGGAATCTAACATTTGGGAAGGCGCAGTTGGTTCTTCAGGACAATTTGATGGCTTGGTAACTTTAGCTTTAGCTGATGCAACTGTAAATAATGTTGCTTCACACGCTGCTATAGATGCGGCTAACGTAATTAATAAATTAGGGGCTATTGTTGATTTAATACCATCAACTGTTTATGGTTCTCCTGATTTAAAAATTTATGTATCTTCTAACATTGCAAGAGCTTATGTTAGAGCTTTAGGTGGTTTTGTTGCTACTATTGGCGGTTCTGGTACAGATAACAAGGGAACACAATGGTTTAATAATGGTGATTTATCATTTGATGGTATACCTGTTGTTGTTGCTAATGGATTAGCTGATGATACTGCAATGGCAGCTGAAAGTTCAAACCTTTTCTTTGGTTGTGGATTATTATCTGATATTAATCAAGAGGTAAGATATATTGATATGAGTGATACTGATGGTTCTCAAAATTGTAGAATTATTATGAGAATGTCTGCTGGTGTTCAATATGCAATAGGTTCTGATATAGTTTTATACCACGCCTAAGAATTAATTAATAACAAGGGGGTGTGATTCCCCCTTTATTTAAATTTTAATAATATGGCTTGCGATTTAACAGCTGGTAGAAAAGTACCTTGTAAAGATGTAATTGGTGGTATTGTTAGAGCTTGGTTCATTGATTTTGGTGAATTAGGAACTGTAACAAAAACTGCTGATGAAATTACAGATATGACAGGTACAATAACTGCCTTACAATACGATTTAAAAGGTACTAATAGTTTAGAAACTGCTATTACCTCAAGTAGAGAGAATGGAACAACATTCTTTGAAGAAACATTAACTTTAACACTACCTAAATTATCAAAAGAAGATAATAAGGAACTGAAGCTTATGGCTTAC